GAAGACGAGTAAAATAAGGGGCTTCACCGCCCCTTTTTTTCCTCTCCCTTCGGTGTGTGAAAGCACAGTTCAACAGTTGATAGCGTTGAACTGATGCATGTACCACTGAAGGCATGGGGAGTTATTGTAAGGACAATTGTTGCCAACAGGAAAATCTACGGAGTTTATACTTCAGGGGGTTTTCCTGAGACTGCAAGTGATGATTGATCTTGTAGAGTGGGAATGTACGCCCATGAACAATTGTCCTTTTCGATTCCTTCATAAGTAATGGTGTGAGTGTTCATAGGTGAAACAGGACGCTCACACCATATTTCCCCCTGTTTCACCAAAATTACATATCAAGAACTGTTATAAGTAATATAACATAAACCGACTAAAACAAAGACAATGAATACTTTAATATTCAAACAAACAGATCATCAACCAGGTTGATGTGAAGATGTATCGGAACCACCTGTAATTGGCCTGATACATCCAAATCCTACCATAGCAACAGCATTGTAGGCCCATCGTAAGGGGAGACCGAGCAAGTCCAGAGCAGGCTGGCAATGACTAGAAAATCCACTCCATTAGTGAGTGGTGTGATGCCGCGTGAGTGTAGCAACAGCTGTGGTATCATTAATTAAAGTGCTATCAATACTTAAGGGAGTGAAGCTTGGATACGATGATCCTGGAAGGCTTCACTCCTGTATTGGTATAAACCAACTAAAACAAGAAAACATGAAAAAGAAAGATATAGAGATAGGACCAGAGTGTGAAGAAGACAGAACCTTTCGTGGTGGTCAATGTCCTGTTGTAATTGGCCTGATACATCCAAATATGTGCAACCAATGCTTAGGCTTCGGAGATGAGACAGTATGTACAGCTGATGTCAGTGATGACTATGTACCAGGACGTGATGATCCACATGATGATCTGAACACGTACATCACTATTCCGACTGAGAATTGATATTGTAGTGGTGGCTGTTAATTCAGTCACCACTCAACTCGTTTGAGCGAGTATAAATAGGTGTTAGGCTCAAAGCGTCGTAAGGCTCACATTAACCGATTAAAAATCAGAACAAATGGAGAGTAAAACATCATTTACAATAGACGAAGAGAACTCTGATCGTCTACTCATCGAGCAGATGAGACATGAAATGGACATGTGTCCAACAGGAGAAGGAATTGAACCAGAAGCAGTGTATTGTTACGACCTCGGTAGTATGGTAGAGTCCACAAAGCCAGAAGAGATAACATTACCTGAAAGAGCTGCTGGGATGTCAGATTGGGACAGATTCCTTCAGATACTTGCATGGTGATGATACTTTAGTCGGTGGCATTCTCCTGCGGGATACGTGATAGTCGTATAATAGGGATTTAACAATTAAACTAAGTGTGTATGTACGGAACAGAACAGAGACGGAGATATGTGGTAAGGTATCAAATCGCATCTTATTCGGGTGAGGAAGTCGTGTATTGTGATGCAAATGACGATAGGGAAGTAATAATTGCCAAATGCAAAAGGCAGTTGAGTAGAAATCTTCCCTTGCCTTATGGTAGCGAATCCTTTACTATTATTGAACGTGAAGATGCAGGATAGAGAGAGCGTAGAGAGCGAGGAATAAAGGATACTAATCCTAACAAGCATGCAGATGGCGCCCACCGAAGGGTACGCGATCAATACCATGATTCTGTAGGACTTGTTAGGTGAGAGAACTCTGTAAATAAAGGAGGTTTGGGTAATCCTCGGTATGGAGATTGCTGAATAGACGTTAAACGGCTTGCAGGCAAAGAAGTACTAAATGATCCATCAGAGTTCTCTCCACTAACTAACGCCTGATGCAACCAACTGAAGAGTTGACAGGTGTGATGATAAGCTTTTGCGTGTCCGACTTATTATCATTGGGAAAAAGAGAACCCAAGAAATCTCTTTACAGTAACACGAGTCGTCAACCGGGGAAACGGTCAAGGAAGGGTAATCAAGCCTTCCATTTTTATTCTAAACTGACAATTAAAATCATAAACTAAGAACAATGAAAAGGGAAGACATAAAGAACAATGTATCTTATAGAACAGTTGACAGTAATTTCTCTTACCCTGATGATCCTGGTACAGGATGGTATAGAGTATGTCAACTTGATGTACGTGATGCTGAAAGAATACTTGCACATCACTTTAAAACAGCAGGAATACGTATCAATAACAAATATGTGGTACGTGTGAATGACAATGATGGTCAAGAGATCTTCATATACAACCATGATGGTCGTTATTATCTTGTAAATCAAACTCAGAAAGCTGTAACGAAAGAAGCTATTGCTCACGCGAACGCGTATGGGGATAAAGAGGAAGAAGAAAGAGAAAGAACAGCGTTCCAGGAAGCAGCTGAGGACTGGCTCAACTATTGGAAGAAGAAAGAGAAGAAGAAGAAAAAAAAGTTCCTCATTAGCTTCGATCAATTATCCCTTCGAGGTGGATAGTGTGGCTCACGATCCAAATTTTACTCTAAACTAACAATTAAAATCATAGAGAACAATGAAAAGGAAAGATCGTACAGGTATAATGTTTACAAGGTCACATTCAACATGGAATAAGTTTGTAGCTATTCTTTCAGATAAAATTTCAAGAAAAGGGTGTGATCATAGTTATGTAGAGACTCGTAAGACACTTTATGTACATATAGAGCCAAAATACGATATATCTATAAGTGATACTAAAACTATGGAATATTTTAAGAAATATGGAGGATATTGTGATTGTGAAATTCTTTTTAATGTGGCTCACGATCCAAATATTTAACTAACTTAAGACTGGGAAATAAGATATAATAAGTATTAACAAATAAACATCAATCAAATGGCAAGAGTAGCAGTTAGAAACAAGAGAGCACCGGAACTCCTCAGAGTTCTTATGGTAATGAAGGAGTGCCTGGACACAAGGGATGTGGAAACAGGCATAGCACTTTATGAATGTGTGGACAACGGTCTCGTTGACGTGTCGCCTAAGACCGTGTTCAAGAACAGACATCAGATATTGAGTGTATTGCGTAGAGAGAACTTCATTGTCGAGAACGATAAGGGTAATCTTGTATGGAACAAGGAGAAGCAGGACTTCCCCAACATTCATACTGCACGTAAAGTTCTTACAGTCATAGGTACTGATAACCGTGCCCGTGGGAAGCAGAGGTACATAGATAAGAAGTGGAAAGAACTCACTGAGGTCGATTTTGAAGAGGACAGGGATGGGAGTATGATGCCTGAAAAACAGAAAAGAGAGATTGCTTGTGCAACCGTCTCATTCAATGGAGGTCAAATAGCCATGGAGGCTACCATCAGAGAGGGAAATACTCACGTTTTGGATATCAACGGAGTAGCTGTTGGCATCAGAGTGTTCCGTAAAGAAGAGAAAGTAAAAGTAGGAGAATAACCACTGAATTCACACAGAATGGAAATTCTACTACACATACTGATAATAGCAAAATGGGTGTACTGTATCACCGTTCCTGCGGGAATGTTGCTTATGATCGTCCTCAAAGATGGCATTGAAGAGCAGCATAGGAACGATGAGATAGGCAGCCAGGGAGGATTGATACTGTGGTTTGCAATATTCTTCATCCCCATACTGAATACCCTGTTCCTGATGTACGTATTGTATATCCTACTCGGCCCCGAGCCGGAGCAGGAAGAAATAGACCCAGACACATAGGGAGAGGTAGCACATCATAGGATGTGTGGTTGATATCACACCTCTCCCGACGTGTTATTCTTTAACGCATTGGTTCGATCGGGAAGTTTTGTGAAGTGTTTTCTTCCAAGGTATGAACGGACCATGGGGACGCGAGTCCCCAGAACATTGGCCACCAAATATCACGACAGTGATGGAAAAGAGTATCTACAAGCAACTCATTCCACACACATAGGAAGTAGTAATGGCGAATAGGTTGGGAAACCTTAACATCTACAAGAATCAATTTTAATCATTTCTAAAATCATAGAAAAAATGGCAAAGTCAAAAGTGACCGTGCAGTCCGTAAATGCACAGATTGAGAGCCTTCAGAAAGGTGATACCCTTTTAGTACAGGCTATTAAGACCTCTAATAAGGACAAAGTTCAGTTGGAGTTCGCAGAGAAAACAGCAAGTGTGAAGGGTAACTCCGGAGCTCTGTTGGGAATTTTGAACAAGAGTGATGATCGTTTCAACAGTGGAGCTCGTAGGGCTTGGATCACTGCGGAGATATCTGATCTTGCAGAGCAAATGGACCTGAACTGCGATGATGGACAGGATTGGGTGGATCACCCGACCATGGCCAAAAAAGAGGTTCTGCCTTTGGGCATCAAGAACCCTGTTCTTGGAGATCTTCGATTGAGAGTTCAGATCGAGGAGACCACAGAGGCTACCGAGTTTCAGGCCGATAACATCGACAGCTCTGCAAAGAGGAGAGGTGCGGACGGAGACTTTATCACTCACAACGGTGAGTACATCTTCAGTAATACTGTTGTTGTACCATTGGCAGCAGGCGATGAGCCTATTCACACTATCCTTAAAGCGGATGCGGTGACTGTTGGAGCCAAAGTGGATGATGAGGTAGGAATGTAATCCGAACTCAATTTACCAATCAAGGGAGGGGTCAGTTGATCGACCTCTCCCTTTATAAAGTTTACCCTGCCAATGAACTACGAATTGAGCAAGTACGGAAACGAATGGTCGATCTATTGCAAAACAAGCAGATGTCATGTCCTATTCGGTAAGAAGAAGGAATTGAAGAAACGACTAAAGGAATTGAATAGACAACTAATAATCATTGACAGATGAAAGTAGAGCACGGAAATGTCCACAATATCACAAACCTGAACCGCATCAGGAACGGTATTCCCCATGTGTTAGACAGTAATGAACTGATCGCGATCTGCAATATAGGTCGGTTGGAGTTCTGTGAAGAAGGAGTGACGGTGTACTGGATGAGCGAAGAAGAAGTGGGGACGATGAACAGAATTCACGTTCAACACGACAGGATAAAAGACAGGTTGAACAAGCTGAAGGGACTGCTTGACCAAAAGTTCCAATCACAATTACATGAGTTAAAACAATTGAAAGACCAAGACAATGATCGACGAAATGACGGAATCACAGCAAAAAATGGTAATGGTCAAGTTTGCTGATTGGATTAAATCCCAGAGTATATGTATCGTTCAAAGTAAGGACGGTGCAATCTGGGGTTCGTCTTATCGAGGGGGAGGCCAATACACAAGCGAAGAGCTGATGATTTATTTCTACAGGCACTTGGATATCCCTAATAAGAAATGAAAGTTATATATTGGGATGATCTATTTCCTAACGCTTGGCCTATTGACAATAAACTGCTTTTTATATCTTATATATTTATCACAATAAACTAAAACAAGCTATGAAACTATACGATGTGTTCGAGATCAGAATGTTGCCTGACAGCAACGCCTTCCAAGAGATCCTGGAAGAAATCTTAGGTGTTAATGTACGACCTGAACAGGTCACGCGACACGATGATGGAAACGGTTTTTGCTTCGAGGCGAAGCTGAAGATCAAGCCGACAGACAAGAGCGAGGTTCACATTATGATGAACCACGACCTCAAGTTCATGATTATTCCGTATAATTCTAAGGGGCAAAAGTTCCCGACAAGATATATGCCATTCAACACGCTTGACAAGGGTACGGAGTTGGTGGCGTACCTGATACATAAGGGCTATTTGGCTCCAAAGCGTAGGAAGAACATGGAAAATACCGAGCCACCATACATCGAGCAACTGTTAGCAGAGGCACAGAAGAAGAGAACCACCATGACAATGATAGCAATTATCGGGTGGATAGCAGCCGCAGTAGCAATAGCAGCACTATTGAGTTAAAGCGTATGATAGGGTTTGACGAGTACCTACAGGTCACGGATCCTAAGAGGTTCGTCGATGTCAGATTGAAGAAGAGTGATCTTGTCGATAAGGTCAAGGTCATTGGAGGGTATGAGGTCACACTCATGATACATGGTGTACCGTACATCTATCTGGTCAGACCAGGAGAGACGCAGTTGCATGTGATAGATACCTATGGTAATCTTCGGAACCTCTCCTGTTTTCAACTGAATAAACCCCTTGAACCTAAAAGAGAGGTAACAACGCCGCGAACGTGGCTCAAAGACAAGAATGATGACAGGGTATGAGGACTGCGCAGGCAGTGTGCTTAAGAAGTATGATTTTGTGGGGTATGTACAATATGACCGCCTGTACAGAGGGTTCGTACACAGCTTCACACCGAAAAAGGTCAGAGTGATTCCCGTATACAACATGAGGTCAACATTACCGAAGATCGTCATTGACCGGGCAACAGCAAAGGACTTTGTGACCATCAGGCCGGACCGACTTATAAAAGCGGTGAAGCCTGGTCATTATCGTTGAATGGTTCATTTCACCGAGGACATACAGGGGGATCGTCAACGAGTCCCCCTGCCTCACCTAAAGAAGATAATTATGGAACAAGAAGAACTTGTAAGAGAGCTGAATGAACGGCTCAAGGAAAGACTGAAGGAGAAATCCGGTTGGGGCAGGATAGAGTTGGGTGTGGTCATCGATAAGGTGACCATAGACGTCCTGTCAGAGGCTGTAAGTAAGAAATGATCTATTTCATAGGGCCAGAGCGCCCTCTCAGTACGATACCGACCGCTACCATGGAGGAGTGTGTGACGTATTGTACTGAGCAGGCCCTGTTGGGGCTTGACACTGAGACGACCGGTCTTGATGTGACCGACAACAAGATCATCATGGTGCAGATAGGGACCGCTGCAAAGCAGTTCGTGATAGACACAAGGTTTGTCAGCATCGAGCCATTGCGCGGTATACTTGAGGGTAAGAGGAGCCTCAAGATACTTCACAATGCAAAATTCGATTACCAATTCTTCAGAAATATGGGAATTGTACTGGAGAGGGTGTGGGATACCATGCTCATGGATCAGGTCATCCATTGTGGGGATGAGAAGATAAGGTATGGATTGGACAAGGTTGTCCTTCGATATCTGAAAATAACGCTCAAGAAGGACGTCCGTGGTCAGTTCATCGGATTGTCCGGTGCCCCTTACACGGACGCACAGGTGGTATATGGTGCCAAGGATGTTGAATACTTGGAACAGATATATGATCATCAGGTGCCTATTATCAATAGGATACAGTTGAAAAGCACCGTGGGTCTGGAAAATGCAGTAGTTCTTGCATTTGCAGACATAGAGTACAATGGGTTGGATCTGGACATAGAGAAGTGGAAAGAACTCACTGTCAATTTTGAACATGACATGCACGAGCTGGAAAAAGGGCTCGACGAAGCAATATTTGCGGACAAACGGTTCGCATCATTGATACCGGAGTATGTACAGACAGAGCTCTTTGAAACAGAGATACGTAGACTTCACATCAAGTGGAGTTCACCGAAGCAGGTACTCGAAGTAATGCAGAAGATAGTACCGAATTTAGCTGATGTCAACGGAAAAAATTTGTATCTTCATAGGAAGAAACATCCCATAATTTCTGTTTACATCAAGTACAAGGAACAAGCGAAGATCGTGTCTTCCTACGGGGAAGCCTTCCTTCAGAATTTAAAGTCTGATGGTAGGATTCACACATCCTTCAGGCAGATTCTGAGCACAGGGAGAGTGAGTTCATCTCATCCGAACATGCAGCAGATACCTGGCGACAATGCCTTTAGGAATTGCTTCATAGCACCTGAAGGTTGGAAGTTCGTCAGCAGTGACTACAGCTCTCAAGAGCTTAACGTCATTGCCTATGGTTCTAAGGATCCAGTATGGCTTAAAGCACTTAAAGATGAGCAGGATCTGCATTCAGTATGTGCTGAGCTTGTGTATGGAGATGTGTGGAAGAAAGCAGCACTACCAGATTGTGCCTTCTATAGAATGGACATCAACTATGTACTTGAAGGCCCTGTTCATATGAAAGAGAAGTGCAATTGTCCTGAACATAAGAAGCTCAGGACGAATGTGAAGACAGTGAACTTCGGACTTGCCTACGGTATGGGCCCACAGAAGCTTGCTGATACCATTGAGGTGTCCATGGCTGATGCCAAGAAGTTGATCGAAGAGTATTTCAAGGTGTTCCCATCTATTGGGGATTTCCTTGACAAGCTTGGAAAATTCGGTGTGCGGTACGGCTTTGCCAAGACCTATCCACCGTTCAATAGGAGACGCAAGTTTCCACAATGGCATCAGTATCTGGGACAGAGTCCTTCAGATAGTGGAACCATCAGTACCATTGAACGTGCAAGTAAGAACACTCCCATCCAGGGAACAAGTGCCGACATGACCAAGCTTGCCTTAGTGTATGTCCGTAGGAAGATCAAAAAGTCCTACGGTAACAACAAGGTACGCTTGGTAATGACCATACATGATCAGATCGATACCATCTGTAGGGAAGATGTTGCTGAACAATGGAAGGAAGACCTTACAAGATGCATGCAGGTGGCGGCAGACGCTATCATCAGTAATGAACTACTCAAAGCAGAAACAGAGGTAACTGACGCTTGGAGCAAATAAATGGAAAAACTATGAAATTAGAAGGAAGATCAATTAAGGATATTGAACAGAACATTGCATTTCAGAACTACCTCAGATCAGGGAGTAAGGGTGCTGTGATCGCCGGTACCGGCTTTGGTAAGACCAGGGTCGGTGTCATCGCGGCAGAGGATGCATTGAACTGCAACCACCATGATGTTCTCATTCTCGTACCATTTGAACACCTCAAGGACAGGTTCCGAGAGGAGTTCAAGAAGACGGGGAGAGAGGAACTTCTGGAGAAGGTGGAGTTTCATTGCTATGCATCTGCCAAGAAAGTGATAGAGGANAGGAAGAATTACTCCGCTATCATATGTGACGAGATACATCTGGGACTGACAGACAAGTGTTTTGAGCTCTACANGCTCTACATGGACACACGTATGTTGTTTCTCACGGCCACATTGCCGGAGGATCCCACTTACAGGATGAGACTACATGTCCTAGTTCCTACGGTGTATACCATCACATTGGATGAATGTGTGGAGAAGGGGCTCGTGGCCCCATACTCCATTGAATGTCTTGGAGTTGAACTCACGGAACGTGAGGCCAAAGACTACAAGAAGGTCAACTCGAACTTCGGGTACTGGAAGCAGCAACTTGGGTTTGATGCTTTCAAGCATGCACAGAGGGTGCTTGCGAACAAGAAGAAGTACAGTAAGCTTGTCAAGGCGGCAGTAGGTTTCTACAGAGCCATCAGACAGCGGAAGGAGATAGTTGACCATGCAAATAATAAGATCTCAGTGGCCTCAAGGCTTACTGAGGAGTATGAGGGGAAGATCCTCGTGTTCGGAGGGGACAATGCATTCACCGATCTTCTCGCAGANGGGATCGATGGTAGTGTGGTCTATCATTCTGCGCGTAAAGCGAAGGAGAAGAGAGAAGCANTGCAAAAGTTCAAAGATGGACGGGCATATGTCCTCTGTAGTACCAAGGCCTTGAATCAGGGACTTGATGTTCCTGATGCTGGAATAGGTCTGATCTGTGGTCTTACAAGTAAGGCTTTGACCATGATCCAAAGAGTTGGGAGACTGGTACGTATCGATCCCGAAAACCCTGAAAAATCAGGTAAAGTAGTGGTGGTGTACGTGAAAGACTCCCAAGAAGAGAAGTGGCTGAGAAGCGCATTGAAAAACATAGATAGATCAAACATATCATGGAAAGATGCAGACGTAACAATAGAAGCCCAGAGCAGCTTGGTCACCTGATCGGCAGGTCCCGGGGTCCTATGACGGACCTCGGTGATCTTGTCGAGACGGCAAAGAGAATGAACCTACAACGTTTCAAGTACCCCGTTGAGTATAGGTTCGAAGAGGAGAGGCACAATGACACTGCAGGGTACGAGCGGATAATAATTGAAGAGGAAAAAAGAATAGAATTCTAATGGATACCGAGATCGCGATAGACCTTAGATGGCTTGCAGAACTGGAGATAACTCCAGATGATTTCGTGTACCTGTACTGCAGGCATAAAGAGGTCAAGTTGACCAAAAAATTGAAAGTTCGACCCCGTGTGACCACGTTACAGTCAAAGGGTCTTTGCAAGATGACACCTGAAGGGGTTGTAGTGCGCCAGAAGTTCAAAGATCTGATAGAAACTGATTTTGATCAGCAATTCGCAGAGCTATTGAGCACGTATCCGATGAAGGTCGGGTCCCCTGGTAACTACAGGACACTTCATGCTGCGGATCCGAGAGCAAAGGCCAATGATGTTTCCCGCAGGAGATACAAGAAAGTGTTGGAGAAGGATCCCACTCTTCATAGGAAGATAATGACCCTACTTCAGGTACAGCTGGACATGCAACGTAGCAAGTTACAGTTCTTACAGGCACTGGAAGTGTGGATAAATGCGAGAACGTGGGAGCGTTGGGAGGGAATGGACAAGGAAGAAACATCCGATGGCAGAATTACCACCGAGTTATAAGGAGCTGCTCAAAGAGCTGAATTTTCAGCCTATGAGAACAGCGGTTCGGCAGTCAATAGCTGTCGTTGATGAGGCACGTAGAGGAGAGAGGAACATATTGCCAAGTAAGTTCCGTCGCATGAACAGGAACCTCCTTGGGGGTTTCCAACCAGGCAAGCTCTACGTTGTGGCAGGAAGACCCGGCGTTGGTAAGAGTGCCTTCAGTAATCAGTTGATCTTTGACATATTGGATGTCGCGAAGCTGGAGGGAAGAGACGTTGTCTGTTTCTACTGGTCCTTTGAGATGCCTGGGTTTCAACAGATACTCAGGAGTGCATCAAAGGATACAGGGAAACAGCTTGCGGAGCTCTACTCCATCGATCGCACATTGAGTCAGGCAGAGTTCAACATGTTTGAAAAGGCAGTTATCAAGTTTGCCAAATACCCCGTGTTCTTTCAGAACTACGCACGGGATGTAGAATTTATGGAAGAGGCGTGCACGAAGTTCATGCACAGTAGACCGAAGACTCTCATTATCAATCTCATAGACCACACCAGACTGGTGCCGGCAAAGGAGACTGAAAAGGAGATGATAGCGTTGAACCGTCTTTCCAAAGGGTGTATGAGAATGCAATCACGAATGGGATGTATAAACATCCTGCTTTCTCAGTTAAACCGTAATATCGAAAAAGAGGAACGAAGAGATAAGCAGTTCCAGCCCATGCTATCAGACCTGTTCGGGGGAGATAGCATCGGTCAGGACGCACATGCGGTTATGATGCTGCAACGACCTCACGATCTGTATGGAATAACAAAACCCTACTGCGGTCACAATCCTATTGGATTGATGGCTGTCCATTTCGAAAAGAACAGAGATGGAATGCTCGGCATGATACCGTTCGAGTTTGATGGAAGTACATTCACTATAAAAGAACGAAAGAAGACATGAGTGAATTGATGGAGTTGGTGCTACCTACAGCACCCGTGACCGGGACAACGAAGAGTCCGGAGAATCTCATCATCTATTCCAAACCCAAGGTGGGTAAGACTACCATGCTCTCGAAGCTGGAGAATTGCCTGATCATTGACCTTGAAAAGGGCACGAATAAGATAGATGCGTTGAAAATACAGGCAAACAGCTTAGTAGAGCTGACAGCATGGATCAAGAAGATCCGTGCATCCGAACACAAGTACAGATACATAGCGGTCGACACTATCACCGAGCTTGAGGCATGGTGTGAGTGGGACGGAACGTTGATGTACATGAAGACCCCTATGGGCAAGAAGTTCAACCGCAAGGTTGATGCAAAGGACAATCTGATCTTTGACGATCACGGCAAGTCACAGTTACTTCCGAGATCCAAATGGCAGAGCTGTCTGACCCTTCCCAAAGGAGCAGGATACCTTTATTTAAGGAACAGCTTCAAGAAATGGATGAATCTAATTCTTGACCTGGCCCCGCATGTGATATTCGTAGCGCACGTACGCGATGCGATGGTGGAGAAGAAAGGCAAAGAAATGGCCACACAGGACCTCGATCTTACAGGAAAATTGAAGACCATCACTGCTCAGAAAGCAGATGCTGTCGGATATGTGTACTGGGAGGATGATCAATTGACGATCTCCTTCTCAACACGGAATGGCGCGGAAGCGAATTCCCGATGTGAGCACCTTAAGAACAAGATATTACCATTCGAGTGGGAGAATATCTTTATTGATTAACATTTTTAAACTGAAAACAACAATGGGAATAGATGCCCGAGTAACAGATAAGAGCACTCCAAAAGAAAGAGATTTGTCGCAGTGCGAAGTAGTAAGTGAAGTAACAGTGGATATGATCCTGACGGATCTCGCCCTGGGACGTAACAAGGATGCCATTGCGGCACGTTACGCCTTCAGGGATGAAGCCTCTGGAGAGACCCTCCCCTTAGAAAGATGGATGGTGGACGCCATGTTCAAAGACCCTGCCCTTGTGGGTAGGACCCCGACCAGAGGACGTGTTCTACCCTTCGCCTTCAAAGGCAGTGAGGATACCCCGGTCAAGGCCATCAATACTGTTAAACCACTTGTCCGTGCAGGTAAAAAAGAGGAAGAAGAAATAGAGGATACTGATAATGTGACGCCTCCTCCGACAGAAGAGGGCACGAATGATGTAGATCCTACAAAAGAAAATCTTCCGTGCGCAGAGGACTTCGATATGGAGGATACGACTGATGCACCACAGTCTGATGCTGGTGAACAAACAGAAACTGAAGATCCAATAGAGGTCGGATAAAACCGTAAGAATGGGAGTTAGTAAGAATGCCTCTACGGAGGAAGTAATCAAGAGCAGGAAGCTCTACACAGGTATCGGAGAGTTCAAGGTCTTCGCTATAAATCCTACGATGGATGAACTTCATGAACATGAGGTCATGGTGCAGTCGGAACCTAAGTACGAAGTTGACTTCGGAGAAGGTCCCCTTACCAAGGTAGTGGCATGGTGTGAGTTCGATGGTGCTAAGATACCATTGGAGATATTGCTCACGCCCGGTCCATGGCTAAGCAAGACCGGGAAGTACAAGTGGTACAACCGTACCGGCCAGGAGACATGGGGATTTGAGATCGAGAAGGGTTCAGGTATCCTTGACTTCGACAGGCTTCACGAGAAGGTGAAGGAGTTCTACAAAGAGCCGGAGACCGCTTACAGGATCCCAAAGGGTGGAGATACTCTTACGGACTTTGTAAAAGCATGGGCGAATGTGGAGACAGATGGTGAGATCTTCCTGAGCACTATCAATAAGATCGCTGATAGCGGTGACGTGAGAGAACTTCGCGAGCTGTTGGGTGACCTTAAGGAGAACCAGGTGAGACTTCTGGCCTTTGTCAGAGATGGGAAGTACAATGCCCTGTACACTCGACACTTCGGTCGTATGAAACCTAAGCGTGATGACTGGTTCATCTCTGCCATGAGTGAAGAATACGGTGAGGTGAAGGGAGAGTACACCATGAAGTGGCAGGAGTATGATCCTACGGAACCACAGGCTGATGCTGTACCTGAAGGCGGAGTTTCCTCTGATGAGGACTACGACATCGATGCGGTGGATGGGGATCCGTTGGAGATTGATGTTTGATCGACCAGGTTCAATTGACAAAGGGCGCTAATTAAGTTTAGCGCCCTTTTTTAACTAAGAATAAAAATGAAAGCAGTATTTTTTCACGGAGAGACAGAAGAAAAGACCATACGCTATGAGCACAAATTATGATTTTGATGTAGACCAGGCAAAAGAAACTTTAAGAGAGGCCGGCTATCTGGTTGATGTTCTCTGGAGTAAAGATGATATACGGGGCCATGCAAAAGGACTCAATATGGAGATCACAGAAGAACAGGTGGATGAAGTGGCTGACCTACTTCAAAGAAAGTTTAATGCTGAATTCGGTATCAACCGGTTTATCATAGAATTAAGAATTAGAGAAGTAATGTACCGTGGGAGTAGATAAGAGACGAAGCGACGTGGTACTCACGGTTGCAAGTATACTGGAGAGAATATCAGATTTTGATATCTTTAAGTATTACTGTACTCCGTTCAGGGTTCCAGGGAACAAGTTCAGTTCAGAGTTGCGTGAGGATCCCATTCCAAGCGCCATCATTTCTCTTATCAATCGCCGACTACGATATAAGGACTTCGGGTATCCCGAGCATGCCTTTGACAGTTTCGGTTATGTCCAGGCCAAATACGATCTCACATTCGTTGAGACCCTGCATATGATCAATAATGACTTCAGACTCGGGTTGAGTTCGAAGAAGCCTGGGGAGTTCACGAACAAGTATCGTGGGCTGAGTAGAGGGAAGGTGAAATTCAAACAGATAAAGAGCGTGATAAGGTACAGAAGCAGATTACCTAACTGGACAGATGAGCTGTACTGGGAAGAATTTCTCATACAGAAGACCACCAGGCGAACATTTTTCGTGAAACCGATAGATTACTACTGGATCAACGACAATAGGTTCAAAGCCCCAAAGGTGTGTTACGTGTACTACGAGCACTCTCCAAGGTTCAAGGTGTACTCACCGCTTGTTGCTGAAGGGAAGTGGTACGGGAATGTACGGGCCAAGGACATCCAAGGATGGGCTGACCTGCCGCCATTCGGAGATCGGATATACATCACATCATCGTTGAAGGACGCCATGGTGCTGTTTGAAGTGAAGGAGAGCGCAATAGCATTGCAGAGTGAAAGCGGTATGATGCCGAAAAACCTCATGGACCATCTGAAGCATCGGTTCAAGGAGGTGATCATCCTATACGACAATGACTTCGATAAGGATGAGAACCCCGGTCAAAGAATGGCCAAGAAGATATGTGAAGAGCACGGAGTGAGGAACATATGCATCCCCACGGAATTGGAATGTAAGGATCCAGCACTTGTAATGGCAGCGCATGGACCAATCACCCTTAAAAGGATAGTACGATCATGACAAAAGAAGAAGCATTTAAGTATTGGGGCACCATGAACGGTTGGGATGAGGAAACGTCCAAGCAGTTCAGAATTGCCGAAGCAATACACCAAGATGATGTGCAAGCAAACCCTGAAGAACACCAGTATGCGCCAACGAATTATCAACAATCAAGCAGAGGCTATAATGAAAGCCGATGTAAGTGCGGATTCGGTTACTACGTAGACAGTTCAGGATAAAGACAAGAAACCATGAAAATATCAGATTGTTGCTCAGCAGAGCCGGTAGGAACAAGCGAGGACATTGGAATATGTCCTTCATGTAAAGAACATTGTGAATATATAGAGCCGGAGGAGTGTGACTACAACTGCGATGAAGAAGGGCTTTATGAAGCCAATATTGATGGTGCTGATGTGATGTGCGCATGTCCTAACCATTACAACCAGATCAACCAGCCGAAGAAAGAATCAAAGGAGCCGAATGATGAGATCTACGTCATCGAAAAGAGGAGTTCCGGAGATGCCACATTCTTTTGGGCATTGAACGGTATGGGATATACTGCGAATATCAAGAATGCCCAGGAGTTCACCGAAGCGGAAGCAAAGGCGGTAACCTCAAGTCCCTTCTCAGATAAGATCGCTCACAAAAAATCAGATTTCACATGAGCGGAGACGAAGAGGCCTTCTGTGTCAGATGTGATAATCAATTAGATGATAAAATACTCCTATGCCACATCTGTGCAGGTGACGCAGTGGATGCATTAATGGAAAAAGAAAAGAACGATGACCGGATTCAAGAATTCAAAAAAGGGCAGGAAGAAAGGTAAGAACCGTAGTTGGGCCCAAAAGAAAACATACGATGGGATTCAGTTCCAGTCATTGCTCGAGGTGTACTGCTACAGGAAACTGAAGGAGGCAGGTCTCGTGTTCGATTATGAGATGACCAAATTTGTGCTGATGGAGGGCTTTGTCCCTACAGTACCGGTGTGGAACTCCTACCGTAAGATATTTAAAATGCGGGCAACGCCCGTACGACCGATCACCTATACCCCGGACTTTGTCGCAAAGGCCGGGAACTGGGTGATAGAGACCAAAGGATGGAAATCCGAAGGTTTCAAATTCAGATGGAAGCTGTTCCTCAGATACCTGCGTGTGCGTAACCTCGAGATCGAGTGCTTCATGCCCAGCAATAAGAAAGAGGTGGACAAGGTTGTCAATTATTTAAAGGAGGAATATGGCGAAGAGAGCAACAGATCCAATGGCTGATTGGCAGCGTAGGTTAAGACCAGGTGACCTGATAGGCATTGCTCAGAACAATGCAGGTATATTTCCTACGGTGATATTCGGGATATTCGATTGGACAAGCCATAGGAATAATTATGTAGCTCCTCCACCCCATGCGAATGCCTGGAGTGATGTTCATTGGGACCCCAAGGATACCGGAGTAGGAGATGGGCATTGGATCTGTTCTATAAGACATATTCCATTGTATACACCGTTCAAGTGGGACTATGGAAGGAAGGATATGACCATTGCAGCGCCTATGGCGTTCGGAGACCATGTGTCCAGAAGGATAATACCTTACTCAGAGGACCTCCTCACAGAGTTCGAGACAGAAAGATTACACAAAATACGAAAACGACTATTCTAATGAGTATAAAGCAGATTGATCAGGCAACGGTCGAAGATGGAAAAGGAGTTGAGAAGAAGATCGATGAGGGTGCACACCGTCTCATATATGATGTTCTCCAATCAACTCAATATTCAACTCCCATTGCCAGTACGGTGAGAGAGCTCACCACGAATGCCTGGGACTCCCAGCGCGAAAAAGAAATTGCCCTCGAGATACTCTCAGGAGAAAAGCGGGTGGAAGATTATTACATCAAACGGGATGGCGCTCAATATGAGGCCAGCAACTTTGATAAGGACTACTACAACGTGAGCTCTCTGGACACGGAGATGAACCAGGTTGAATTACGATACACCAAGAACCTTGGAACGGGGTTCTGTGATAAGTTCGAAGTGGTGGACTTCGGAGTAGGGCTGGGCGATAGAAGGCTTGAAGGCATTCTATCCCTCGGGTTCTCAACGAAGAGGAATACCACTGAAGGCTTTGGTGCCTTTGGACTTGGAGCAAAGGTTGCTTTGAGTACCGGAGTACCGTTCTATGAGGTAGAGACGGTGCACAATGGAAGACGGTTCAGATGTAACTGTTATCCGTACAAGACCAAGTTCACTGTCCCTAAGTTCAATATAGTGGCAGGGGAGGAGAATCCTTCCATCACGTTCTCTGATGGGAATGTGGTCCACTATGAGGAGACGGATGAGAAGAACCACACGGTGGTAGCCTTCGGAGTTAAGAAGCACAACCGTACAGCGTTCCAGGAAGCAATTGAGGAGCAGTTGATCTACATAGACAATGTCATTCTCACCATGATCGACAATGAGGACGAGTTCTTCGATGACCGCTCAGAGGTGACAAGGGCTGATATCATCTACAACTCAGAGAGTTTGATCCTGAGTGAAGGAACAGTCTTTAACAAGCCTCACATTGTGATAGTCAAGAGCCCCAAGGATCAGGCCGGTATCAATTATGGTATGGTCGACTTCAAGGAACTCGAGATGCAGGAGATGTACGGTTCCATCGGGTTCAAATGTCCTATCCGACAGTCCTACAGGGATGATAACGGTATAGAACACGTGATCCACGAAGGAGTGAGTGTGACTCCAAGTAGAGAGAAGGTGATCTGGAATGATGATACAAAGGAGTATATCCAGAATGTGATCAAGCAGGCCACCCTGGAGGCAGCTACCATTGTGGAGGAGGACCTTGCAGAAGAGGACAATTTCTTCGAGTGGGTGAAAAAGGTACGTTCCATCTTCTCGAGGATGAATAATGACACTGTTCTCGGAAGGATGTCAAACATCATTGATACCAAGGATGTGTCACCGAAGTTCCATCTTCACCCGCAGATCAAGTACGGTTCTATCAGGAACATGTTCCGTGGTGTCACCATTGAGATTGTAAAAGCGAACTACAGAGGGAAGCCACAGAGAGATGTGGTGAACCAATGGAGTGATGTCCCGAATCTGGACCACATCTACAATAAGGATGGCAGGTACTCTCCTCACAAGGATGTATACCTGTGCCAGACGATGGGATATGGAAGCTTCCTTACTATGCAGAGGCATGGGTTAACGAGTGATGAGGAGTCAGAGATCTTCAAGAACTCGCCTGATACGGCCGAGGACCTGATAAAGAAGGAGGAGGACTATCGTGAACTCATCTGGGAGCTACTCTCAGGAGAAGACGGGCTTCCATTGTACAGTGAGATAGAGGTTCCGTCAGAGATCAAGAAGAAACTCGAGGAGATGGAGGCTGAGGAAGAGGCTAAACGCCCCGACCACCTGTCTCCAGCTGATAGAAGAAAGCTTGATCAGAAGGAGGTGGGTTTCGGACTGCGGTATGCCTATGATAAGAGACGTAGTTACAGCTACAGTAATGGAGATGAGTGGGTTCTGGACAAGGTCGAACCTAAACGTAAGGAGCTTCTGTTCACTGAACAGGAGGTGTACTACACTGAAAGCACTCAACGTAGGGAGTTGGTGGATTGCGGATTGATGATAGCGCCTCATAGTCCCAATGTAGGGCAGGCATATGGAGGTTCTGGAAGGCACAGTCGCCGGGATCCAGCGTTGTTCAGACTATGTATATCTCCACACTACAATCGGCATGCTTCTGATGTCAGGGACTTTCCTACGTTTGACACACCACAGTTGGTGCAATTGCGTCAGGATCTGATAAAGAAGATTCCGGATGACAGTGGACTTCGTCCTATCAATGAGCTCTACTCACGTAGAACCAAAGAGGATGTGCTTACCATGCACCCGGATATCATACATTCGTACACTGCCAGGGTGGTGGGTGACAAGTGGGATGAGTTCTCATATATGAGATACTTTCAGAATGTGGACAATGAGATCCACAGGAAGTACATGAAAGTTGTTGAGTATATGGCACCCTTCGACTATTACTACTCTGACATCTTCAATGAGGACCTCAAGAACGTGGTCGTTGACCATGCTGATCGACTTTGGGACTTCCAGAAGTTCTGCATGTTCGCAGAGACGGAGGAGGAGATAGCTGAAGAGAGCCGTAGAATGTTCATACTCTCTGATGTCAAAGGCGCTTATGCTGTTAACATGGAAGTAATGGAACTGGTGGAAGAGCTCCGTGATTACAATACGGGGGTCGGTGGTCTTCTCAATCTTTTGGACAATGAATGCTTCAAGAGTTCAGAGGGGGCAGCAGAGGTTCGCAGGTACCTAAAAGCCTGTAGCAGAGACAATTGGAGTTGGTCTGCAGAGTAAAAAAGCGTATATTTGAAACAATAGATAACTAATCCTTAAATCAATTTAATCATGATAACATATTCTGTTATTGACGACAAGATCTCCGGCTCGATCGGAGACACACATTTCTCAATCGAAAACGACAAAGGTACCCTGAACAAGCTTCAGGGGATCGAGGCGAAGCTCGAAGAGACCATAGTTGTGGAAGAGTACAATGCCCTACTTGACGAGGCACGCGAGGTTGTAAAGAAGGACCTTGGCACGGTCATCGAGACCGAGTGTGAGTACATCAAGGTGAACAGGAAGACCGGGGAGTTCCATCTCCTGTACAATAAGGTGCTTTCAAATGTCCCCATGCCCAAGGCATTGGTGGATCGGATCCTTGAGTCTCAGGACAAAGGGGTTGACTTCCTACCATTGGTGAAGATGTGGGTGAGGTTCTTGAGAAACCCGAATTTGAACAAGCCTGGAAAAGGTACGAGGTTCGCTAAGAAGTTCTTCAACTTCGTGAATCTGAAGTACATGCATCCGAAGATGAAAGCAGAATTCATTGAAGATGGGTTCTCTGAAAAGGTCGCTGAAGAGCGTGCTACCATTTACCAGATGCGTATCACCAAGGAAGGGCTATTGAACGGGTACAAGGTATCAGCTGAGCATACTGTGAAGTATGAAGCAGATGCTGACGGAACGCCTATTCAGAAGCCGCGGTACCTACAGCAGTTCGATGCTGACACAGGTGAGATCACAGGTGACGGGCTGCCGGAGACAGTGGAAGACCGGATCTTTATTCCTGCAGTTATGGGTATGACAGGAGATCCTTTCACATGTACACCGGCACAGAAGAAGGCCGGGCACTTCATCCGAGTCGGAAACACGCATGCGTTGGACAGCTGGGATCAGGTGAACTGCAATGATGACCAGAGTTGTGTGCCAGGACTTCACTTCGGTGGCCTGTACTACATCAACAGCTACAGGGGACANATTCACAATGTATTCGTTGATCCTATGAACGTAGGGGCTGTACCTGATGATGAGACGGGAGCTATCCGTTGCAAAGAGTACTTTGTACACAGTTCATTGGCGGGCATCAACGGTTCCATCTACCATAGTTCAACGTACGCGAAAGCTACAGATGCGCAATGGGCTGTGATGTTGCAGGAAGCTGTGACCGCTCGATTTGAGAAATTTAAGGCCGAAGCTGAAGCTGAAGCTGAACAGCAAGAGGCATTAACGTAAAACGTATCTGGTTGTGAGAGGTATTGAGAGATCGATACTTCGGCGACCTCCACGGAATGCGTGGGGAGGGGATTTCCTAACTGATCCTCTCCCCATTTTTATTAACCAATTAAATATCAGTAGTATGGTAGAAGCTATAAGTTCGGGGCTCCTGGAAAAGGAGATGTTCCCCAAGACAAGCTCTACTATAGCGTTAATTGACGCAGACAGTCTTCTGTACTACTGTATGGGGGAGTCGACATTCGAAGAGGCCAAGTTGAAACTTGATCTACGGATGTCAGATATCCTTACGGAATGCGATACGAGTCTGTATGCTGCATTCCTTACCCCTTATAAGCACTTCAGACGGGAAGTGGCCTATACTCGGCCATATAAGGGAAACAGAAAAGGAAAACTGGCGCCACCTGCGCTGTACGGGCTGAAGGCCTATGCAGAACAAGAGTGGAACTTTCGCTATGTAGAGGGGCTGGAAGCAGATGATGTCGTTGCTTTGTATAATAGAAGCGACACGATCATATGCAGTCCAGATAAGGATGTGCTGAAACAGATCCCAGGTAGACATTACAATTACGGAGGAAAGGAGAATGAACGATGGGTCGATACGACCATTGAAGAGGCTTTCTATTTTCTTTGGATTCAGACAATGTCCGGTGACAGCACAGATGGAATACCAGGGATAGCAGGTATAGGTCCTAAGAAGGCAGAAAAGGCTCTCTTGAACATCAAGAAAGGGCACTGGCCTTTACAAACCCTAAAAATGTACCTGGAATCAGAAGAAGACGTGAAAAAGGCAGTGGACAAGTTCAAAGAGACATTGGATCTCGTCTACATCAACCGAACAGCTCACGATCGTGATCGTTTAAAGTATTTTCACGATATTCAGGTTCCAAGCATGGAAGAGTTTGATGTGCTAGACCTATTTGAAGATGAAACGTAGTGCAGTAATATCAATAAAGGATCCACTCACAGTGAGTGTGACCAACACCTTCGAAGTGACATGTGAGAAAGATGAGCAGGGCAACATTGAAGTTGTACATGTTCCTGATTTTCCACCGCTTGTGAAAGGAAAGAAGTTGGTGATAGGGCATCGAAAGATCCCTTACTGCATCAATCATATCAATGTACGGACAGTGAACGGTCTGGATGTGTACGATCTGTGCATAGCCAAAAGAACCAAAGCCTCACTGTTCATCCTTCCTATGTTCAAAGGAACTAAGAAGAAGTATTTCTACGATGATCAATTGCTCAACTGCTTCCTGGGAGTACCGGGACAGGAAAGGGTGATAGCATTATTGTACCGGTTCTCAGGTGTCAGATCATTTATGGAACTTGAGAAGGCTTTTGAGGGCATGCCGAACTTTCTATACAGCCAGGACCCTGACAGGTTCTCTGTATTGTATGTGTTCGAAGTGCCTGAAAAGCATATGAGGAACTATGAATTGTTCCTGAAAGGAAAGTACTCGCAGATGAGTACAGCTTATAAACACAGGATCCTACAGTTCCATGGTCTCATGAGGACCAGTTCAATAGGTCAGATCCTCTACAGAAGCAAGAAGCGCAAGCTTCAGCTGGAAGAGAAGATCGTGGACCCTGCAAAGTACAGCAAGGAGAAACTTGCTGATGACGCAGAGGTGTACAGTGTCCCCAATATTGTTACGGAGACATATGACCCGGAAGTGTATGACCTATGATGAGCCCAACCGGGCGTCGTTCGCCAAAGATCTTTCCTCCATTTGAGGTCGGAGGGGGACGGCGCCTTTTTATATAACGCTATGATGATAAATGTAAAAGACGATCGTGGTACAGAATTCACTGTGATAGGAGAGTGGGACGGGCAGAGGTTTTACATCGATGGGCTCAAGCGGAGCAACTTCGATATCAGTTACCTCCTTGACCTGTTCCCTGCCAAATCAGATGAACTCTCGGACCTTGCATGCAAAGCGTGTGCTGAGAAGGAAATGTACCACGCAATCCTCATGAGGGACATTATGAAAGAAGACCCGGACTATTAGCCTGGGTCTTCCTCATAACATCCTAAAAATCAATCGGGGCCGGCAAGCCTCTTATTAATCACCATAAAGATATGAAAAATGTGTGTCCAATGGAACAAAAGAAGAACTCTTAGTCTTACAGAGGCATGGAAGTAAAAATTGAAAATGCAACAATCGATGTGGACTATACCATTGACTCTGGTGAGCCTATGCAGTATCATGATGGAAACGGTCTCGGCCGTCCTGGGGTTCCTGCTTCGGTCGGTATCACGAAAGTGAGCTATGACGGCAATGACGTTACATCGCTGATGTTCGCTTTAGGATGGAAGAGTTTCATTCAAGACTACTTAGAAGATAAATTATTATGAACCCTGTTAAAACCAACTACAATGGATAGTGAGTTAACGAATATGAAAGGTACCTTGGCCGACTCCCTGAGAAGGGGAAACAAGGCAATCAGGACTGAGAGAGCCCTGGCAATTGCTGAGAACACCGAGACGGTGCACATGTGGATAAGGACATCTAAGGGGATCAGATGGGTTGAGGTTGAGCAGGACAGACAGACCAGGTCCTTTCGACCCAGAAGTGATCAATGTCGAGTTCAGGAGTGTATTCTTATCCTACGGCCCTAAGGCTGAGGATGTAATTAATCTTTATTCACACGAAACAAACAATCCTAATACCAAAGGCCATGAGTCAGAAAGAGAAAATTGAAGCGTTGTTAACTGAACAGGTAAAAGCCTGCATTGCAACGATCACAGGAAACAGTAACCCAGCGAGAGGTTACAGAAGAAAAGTTCGAGCTGCCGAGTTGGTGGCCATCCCCTCATCGTTGACAGCTCCTCCGATATCCCCGAAACCTATCGAGATCGAGAGAGAAGTGATCAAAGAGGTTCCAGGACCTGAAGTAACAAAAAAGGTGGTTGTAAAGGAAACGAACCTCACTGTTCTTGTAGCAGCTGTAATCATTTCACTTTGCGTTGGAGCGGGTGCTGGTGCTGCATTCTTCTAATTGACCCGCACCTGTTTGTCCTGGGGATGCATCTCTATGATCTTTCGTAGCTGATTCCACCCCGGGACAAACATCAAGGTGTAGTAGAACAGCGGTGTCTTGTCCCGAGCATCCTTATCCAGTATTCCGAACAGACGTGCCGTCTCCTGTGCTGTATTTCCAAGTAGACGTGTTACGTCTCCGAGCAATCCGAGCATAGGTATCATCGACTTGTTGAACTTCAACATCTCCACTGGGTTCATGTAGAACGTGGTCTCAAGAATGATCTTGGCCATGATGTCCATTAGACGTCTTGAGGCCCAAGCCTTCTTGTAGAATTCCTCATCATCAGGACCAGAGGCTGCACCCATTACCATTGACGCAAGCAGCAGTATCAGCACTGTGCGGACCTCCGCAAAGGTCCTTGCAACAGAAGCCTCTCTCATAGCGAAGAAGTCCTCTTCGTCCATGGTCTCAAAATACGGGTCAGTCTGATTCTTCTTGAACAGCTTCATCTCCGCACGCAGAACCTCCCTGTCCTTCAGGTACTTCTCTTCCTCCGGGTCAGACCAGTTATTCTTTTCTTTCAAGCGCTGTCTTTCAGCCTTAGTCACCCTGTACCTTCTTATTCTTGCAAATTCCAACATGGAATTCTTCAGCAGATTGAACGATCTCAATGCCAATGTGTGCAGAGCCTTCTCTTCTTGAATGAGATCCCCACCAACAGCCATTGCTTTTCCAGCACCGATGAACCTACCTTCTTTGAGTTCGTCCAGTATACTATGATACTTTATCCCGCCAAATCGAGCGGTCAGTGTACCAGGCATCCACCATTTGAATTTACCTATCAGTTGTGCACCCAAATTCATGTGCATCGCTATTACATTCTCCTCTCCCTGATCACCCTTGACCTCTTTTGCCATAAATTGGATACGTTTCCGTAGATCCAATCTCACATTCGCAGGCAACTCCTTCCCTACCTTTCCATCCTTCACCTTTAAAAGCTCCAAAATGTTCTTGCTGTCCTTTGGCAGTTGAGCCAGTCTTTTCAGATTTCCTTTTTCGTCAATACCGTGATTGAGCATCATCGCTATACCAATTCTACGGTCAATGGAACGGTCAGTAAGTGTCAACGGCTCAAACAATATTGAACTATCCAACCATTGATCAGCCTTATTTGCTCTTAGCCTACGTTCGTAATGTAATTCCTCTCCTTCCTGGTGAAGGTTGAAGTACCGGGCTGCAGACATGTAGTTCCTGTAGTCAGTGGACCACATCTTCATTGCTTGAGTCAGGTTCTCAGAACTATACTGTACTCCTTTGATGGACTCAATCCTCATGAAAATACTTGCCGCAGCTTGAGTGCCCAATGCGATCCTGATAGGCGCAGCTATTTTAAGCACGCCGTATGCCGTATTCAATGCCTTTGCCACTTTGGTAGCAGTCACTTGTTTTGAACCTATCTTGAACAGATTGATGTCTCCGTGAGACATCGTGTGTCCGTACAGATAGTAATTCACATACTTGTCAAGAAGAGCAACAGTTTCTTTGGTCGTATCATCTGGCTTAAAGGCTCCACCACGTTTTCTTCCGAGAATATTTCTCTCCCCTACAAGCTCTTCCCCTTCAGCAAGCATGTTTCTAAGCAAGAGAACCTCAGATTCTATGTTTGACTTCTCTACGTTATTATAGACAGCCTGTCCGAACTTGTACATGATACGTGTCATATCCTTTGATACTATACGAGTGTCGAAGTCGCCATTCTTATTCCGGGCAGTGTTGATCCCAGGCAAAGGAACCTTCTTCGGCGGAGTTCCTACAGAGTGATCGTCGTCTTCCACCTGAATGACCCACGGTCTCAGCATTACGTCCTCAAGTAGAGACCACGAAGCCTTTCTCTCGAGCATGCCTGCTCTCACAGAAGGTATCATGTCAAACGATATGTCGTGATTATCCAATATCTCGTCAAAGTCACGCAGTTGTTCCTTCCACGCATTGAAATATTCAAGTACCTCTTTGTTCTCCGGTCTCAATATCGTAGCATATTCCTTGCTCCAAAGACCTTCAGATGTTGCAGCACTCGGCTTTACCTCGAGATTGACTCCCCAGCTTCTTGTTACCCAGGCACTATCTCTGTTCCAGACGTCGTAATTACTCTTATACCAGTCCAAACCATTCTTATATCCGTCATTCTTTGTGCTGCCGTACTCCTTCAAGAGCTCAGCTTTCTTCTTCTTCAGTCTTTCCAGATATTTCTCTTTAGCTCCTTCTCTATACTGAAACCGTTCTTTCATCCACTTTACGTGTGAAGATAGCTTCGTGCCGCTTTTTGTTGTGAGAGCCTCCTCTATTCTCCTATCTCTTTCTTCTCTGAACTTCTCATTGAAGATCGTGATCAGCTTGAATCGTTGATCAGGAGTAGTACGTATCAGCATGTCAAAAGCAACGGACTTCTTATTCTTTGTCCTTTTGGCCCAGGATTCAAGATCATCGTCAAGCTTAAGCCATTTCACCCTCAATTCCTCTGCCTGTCTTTTCGCTCTATCAGTAGCAAGCATTACTCGGTGATAGATCTCTTTGAAGTACTGGTTGTCAACCTCCGCCATGGGAACGAACTCATCCATTATTCCGGTTGTCATTGACACCACTTCCAAAGGAAATTCAGCTGCGTCCGTCAACCTTTTCTCAGACTTGGTCCGTACCATCTTCATTGCTGATGAAGCATTATCAGAAGCCTTCTTAAGGTTGGCAATTCTTTCTGTCTGTTCGTCTTCTGGAAGAGACTCTATGTAGGAAAGGGTTGCGTCGTGAACCATTCCGTACATGCCAAGTACGTCGATCGAATGACGAAGTTCGTCCCATCCCATGTATCCTTCAGCATTGGGATCATCTATCTCAATACGTGTTTCGATCTGCTCTATCATCTCGTCTATGTCAGATAGAAGCCTTTTGAAGTTTGCTTTTGTAAGAATGTCCTGAATGGATCTTTTCAAAGTGTTTCCCTCTCTACGTGTGAGAGCTGTGTCTTTTTCCTTTTCGATCTCCTCAAGACGCTTGTACATCTTATTCAGAAGCTTGTCGAGATCTTTGTTTCCACTTTCTTCCTGAGCATAAGGAATGTGTTGAAGGAACTCGCCTTTCTCGTATCCCATCTTAAAGGTGTTGATCACGCCCGGCTTGTCTCCTTCCCATTCGAAATCCACGTGACCGGGTATTACCCTGGAACGTCTGATATTGGTAATGCCGTAATTGTCACGCAGTGTTCTTGTGTATGATGATAACTGAAAGTCGTGACTCATTCCTCTTGACCCTCTGAACGGGTCCACAACTATGCGCTTAAGCATGTAGGATCCTTTGGTGTTCTTTCCGTCAGGACTGATGAATTTGTAGTCATATATACCGGCACTCGCATCGGAGAACAGGAACATGATGTCCAGGGTCCCGGCAGTGTCAGAGCTTTCATCATATACACGTACCTCGTTCATGAGATCGAATGTTTCTTCTGAGTTGATCTCGTCCTGAACAGCCTGCATTTCTATTAGAAGGGACTCCATTTCTTCTCGGAAATTCCTGAGCATGTTGTCTGCCAGACCTGATTCCTCTTTTATCTGCGACCATTCAGGGATCTCTATATTCTCGAGATTGATGAGCCTCACTCCCTTCACGTATCCTTCTTTGGCCAAACGCATCAGAATGTGCTGCCCAGTGATATGCAATGCGGTACCAGCAAGCCTGGTACGTTCGGTCTTAGGCCTTTTCCAAATGTCTTTTGCTCTCTCCAATCCTCCGACCGACTGTATGAATCTCGCCGTCGATACATCTGAAGGACGTCTTGAGACCATTACTTTGGTGCCGTCTGGCATGAGACGCTCATAACGCATGATGGTCTCTTCTCCTTTCATGACAAATTCAAGGTTGGATATCTTCCCTTCCAGCGTTTCTCTGGTGAATTCTCTTTCAAGAATAAGATTGTCGTGCACCTCAACCATTCTTTTACGCACCTCTGTGGCATCAGCTGTTGAGTAGAAAGAACGTGTCTCAGTTGTATTGGCTACGGCATTTTTGTGTTCTTCCCGGATCTTTGAGAATGCCTTATATGCTGCCTTGGTCTCAGGGTCCTTATATACGTTGAACCATGATTGTAGCTTGGCCCAGGTACGTCTCCACCACCGACCTTCTCTGTCCATGAGCTGAGGGTTCTGAAATCTCTTGGNCACAACCCTACCAATTGCTTCGTGCACGTGGTACTCTTCGTTCTCGTCTGGAAATTCCTTTCGAACATCCTCATACTCCGTGGTAGTATAGATCCTTCTGCGGATAGAGGCGTGCAACGGATCACCGATATCTTTCAGTGCTGTCATGAAGAAGTGAATTACCTCTTCGTCCATTTCCTCTTCGTGGCCAAGGACAACCTCAATGGCCCTGTTGAAGTGGTGAGCAGCTGCCTTTGCGTTTACCGGATTTCCATCTTCGTCTTTGATCGACCCTACAACTTCGTAGCTTAATCCAAGTTTGTCAGCAAGGATTCTTGTAGCGGTACTCAGTCTCTCCTGTAGCTCAGCCTGGTTCTCTTTAAAGAAGTCTACATCAGGCTCTTTGAGAGCACTCTGTACGCGGTCGAACAATGGATCATTGAAGTATACCCGATTGTCTGACACTTGCAGTGGCAATCCCTTCACTCCATATCTGGCGTTCAGTCTATTTCCCAGTCGCTTTGCTTCCGCAAGGAGCTCAGTTGAAGAAACGGTCTTTACAATGTCCCCCGCTTCATCAAGGGCCACCATATTCTTGGCTTCCAGGTACTCGTGAATCTGATGTTTTATACTACACGCCATTAACTATTGCATTCAGTAGGGTCATTAGCTTCGTCCTCATTCAATGTAGGCAACCTTCTTTGAATAACTACGCCGTCCATCATGTTCAAGTGCGTTCTTGATCTCTTTCCGATCATTGCACTTTCCTCCACANCGGTGGATTCTACTGCTGACGGCTTTAAGTTACTCACATCATTGTCAAGTGAGTAATATACGTTCTTGAACAATACGGTCTCTTTCTTTGGCAAAGCTATGCCTTCTTTCCTTGCCAGCGTACGTGCACTTGCACTCTCTGCTGTTTGACGTTGGGTATACGGAAACAATAAGCGCTTCTTATCGTTAGGGCCCTTTTTTCTGTTTTTCTTGGAAGCAGTGAAGGTGCTGTTCTCGATAGGAACAATACGGATATCGTGAGTATTGTTCTTGAAGAACTCTTCAAAGTAATCTTCTGCAGCAACCTCTATGATCTCTGGATCATTCACGTATTCGTGCAGGATATCTTTGGCAACCTCCATAAAAGAGCTACCTGGTATCAGTTCAAGGAAAGACTGTGGTGTCTGCCCTATTCCGGACTGAAGGAACGCAGTAAGAATGATGTCCCTTGCAAGTAACGGATCGTCTCTTTCTATTTCTCGGAACCCGTCAAACAAAGTTGTCTGTTCCGGATTGTTCATTGTACGGAACAACGGCTCAATGTAATCGTTCTGCTCATTCAGTGTCTCTGCCGCAACAACAGGAACAAGTGCCTGGATGAACGGGTTCAACCTGAGCTTCTCATTATCCTCACTGTTGCGGATCTTGTTCAACCTGATGGCCATGGTGTTGTTACCGTAAAGCAGTCTGGTAGCGTCATTTCCGATCTTAGGTTTTCCGTTCAAAGAAACCCTCTGTATAAGGAATGATACAAATCCCTCTTCGTACTGGTTGAGTATACGTACTCGGTCATCTTCTGATAACCATCTTTTACGTGGATCAGTGAAAATGTCGACCATATCTCTGAAGCCCTCATTGTAAGCTTCTCCTGCCTGTTCAGTAAGGAATACGGAATTCAACACGCCCTGCATGGTCCGGTTGTATCCGGTCATTGACTTAAGGAAAGTGTCTCCTTCAGTGATCTGCTTAGCATTGGAGAATGTCTTTCCGTTGATCACTCGCTCATAGTTTGCAAGTGCCAATCTAAGACCGTTTCTACTCTTAGGTGGCTTGGTGTCAAATGACTGAGCTGTTGTCATAGCTGAAAGATCCTCACCCAGGTGTTCGTATAGAAGGAAGTCATTCAGTATCTGCAACTGCGCTTCTTTCTGAGCCTTACCCATTTCGGTCNTATGCATTCCGACCATGTCGTATAGTCCGACACGCTGATCTTCTGGAAGGTTTTGATCGTCCTTGTCTATGAAGTAGTAATCGGTCTCACTTCTGTTCTTTACCAAGTATGATCTTCTGATCTTCTTAAGGATCGCTTCTCTATTGCCCTCGACCTCAAGAACTTTCATCATTCTACTGGTCTTAACTCCGTNTTCGTGGAGNTATTCCTTGATGATGGGTTGGTTCAGGAAGTATGTCATTGAGGACATAGGTACTCCTGCTCTGAGAAGAAAGAGCCCTGTCGGCGCTACATCCGGTCCCATATTGATAAGGTGAAGCAGTGGTTCGTTCACAGCATCCACTGCAGCCTGTACAAGTTGACTGATAGCATCACTTATTCTATACGATACAGCTGCCGGATCGTAATGCGGACTGTTCGGGTCAGTATACGCCTGGTTGACATCGTTTATTCTTCCGAGAGATATCTGATCCTGATCATTATTGAATCTGTTGAACCTGATCTGGTACTTAAGATTTTGCCCGGTAGGAGCTTTAAAGCTGTTCTCCACCATCTCAGATTCTCCGTTGCTCTTCGTTTTCAGGGTGCGCAGGTTCAATTTAAGACCGGCCATTTGAGACTTCACGTGGTGCGTAGATGCCAAGGCAGTTATACTTACAACCGTTCCTGCTTGCCAGAATGCTTCTGACACTGCCATAAGGTGCTTGAAAGAATTCGCGTGATAGTAATCAGTAACATCTCCAAGATCAGTAAGATTTCCTTTTTCAAGCATCTCTTTTCCTAAGGTCTTCCACTGCTCCATGTGTGTAGGCTGCAAGAATGTCTGTTGACGGTTCCTGTTCTCCAACATCTTGACCATCATATCCATGATCCTGTTCTGGATAGCTCCTTTGGAGTTCACGACATATTCTGTCGCATCAGGGTTCGCTGCTCTCCACTCGCTGTAGTTGTTCTTAAGCGCTTCGAAGTCCTTCTTTCTCTGCTCGAGTATCTTACGTGCTATTTTCGGACTCTTCTTGATGACAGACGCAATGTGCTCCATGTCGTCATCCTTCTCAAACAATCCCTCTAATTCCGGATCGTCCCTCAACTTGTCCTCGGGTCCGAACACGCGGTCTACGAATCTCTGTGCTATTTCATTGGCAACAGTATCGTCAAGTTCCTCCACCCCCCTGCTTCTTCTAAGAATTCCTTCGATCTCCCCAAGAGATTCCTCAGCCTCAGCTTTAGCGATCTTGTACCACGTTTGAAGATCCTTATGGAACCTTTCCTTCACAAGCTTCTTGACCCCGTTCTCTTTCACCTCCACCTTATATGAAGGGAAATACAGTACGAGTTTGTCAATATCAAAATCCGAACCTGACTTGGTAAGCAGCTCTGAAGGAACAACAATGGTAGGACCTTGTGATCTTGGCAGGAATGCCTTGACCCTGATCACTTCAATTGAGTGTGTTCCGTCAGCCGGAATACGGATACCCATAAGCCTAAGCAGGTTCTTGCTTCCTACAGCTTCTTTCTGGCCGTCAATATAGATNGCTCCATCCTTACCTACACGTGCACCTTTACCGATAAGCTCTTTGAAGTGGTGTGGAAGGTATACNTCCATTTCACCGCCTTCCATGTAGAACTTAAGAGGTTCCATTNGGTTGATCACAGAATCTCCGAATTTTTGCTGTACTACCTCGTATCCAAGATTGGACTTCTGCACATACATGTCTCCGTGGAACCGCTGTCTGATCACACGTTTTCCGGCCAGTGACCAGAGAAGGCCTTCCATCCTTCTCTTGTTCACCAGGAGGTCGAACAGAACCGGTTCTTTAAGATCATTTGACTCCTGAAGTCCGTCCATTCCGTCAAGAAGTGCCTGTGACAGATCTCTTCGGATACCTTCTTCTTTCAGGGCGTCTATGAAGCGGGTGTAATCGTTATTCCTTATGTTGTACTGACCATCAACCTCTTCAATATTGAATTCGTCAAGAAGATCTCCAAAGGCCTTATCTGTAAGCCCGTTCAGTAATGCGTGGTATTCTTTGATGTTCGCACGTAGACTTCCGTGAAGAAGTTTTCCGTCCTCAAATAGATCAGACAACACCTGTACTCTTGCTTGGGTACTGATAGGAGATGTCCCTTTGAACTTAGGGGCCACTTCTAACTGCTCTCCCATGAAGCGAAGATCGAATGTTGTCTTCATCNNTTCTTNAACCAGGGGCTTTGGATCAATGGTTCCGTNAGCATTGAATAGTTCAACTTGAGCATCTTCAGTAGTAAGACCTACTTTAAATGCAGTTGGAATAACTATGCCTCCGACATTATTGTCTTTCATGATATCAAACAAAGACTGCAAGCCTGGGTACTCAATTCCCGCCTCAGGGTATACCGGTACGACCGACATCTTAAGGAAGCCCATTGGTTGGATCTTTCCTTTGGCCCATTTCTGAGGTCCGAAGTATTGATACTTGGCTGGAGGAAACGCTCCTAATTTGATCTCTGGCAGAGTAGTACGTTCACCTCTTCTATATGCGAGTATCTGGTGGAATGCCTTGTCCTGTTCTGGCAACCAGCTACCCACACGTAATCCGTACTGTCTGTAATCCTCGAGGGTTACAAGCAGGGTTCCGTCAGCCTTATCTATTGCCTTTCTGTACGCAGGCTGTAGTGCAGGCGGATACTTATCAATAAGCCTTGTAAAATCTATAGGTTCCTTAGCAAGGATCATGTCAATGAACCCGTCTGTTCTCGACATGCCAAGGCTATTTGCTGACAACCAATTGTTGTACATAGGATCCACGTCCATTAGCTTCTTGGTTCCGTATGTTCCTTTTACACGCTTGAACAATGCCTTGTATAGTGCCGGGTCTCCAAGGATCACCTTATAGTACTCGGTATTCTGAATGAACTGGGTCACAGTAAACTCTTCTGCGAACCCTTCGATCTCTTCTTCCAGGACAGTATCAGGAAGAGTGTCCTCAGGCTTATTCTTGAAATACTCCCTGTTCAGTCCGAATAGGGCCCTAGAATTCCTTTGGTCCTTCTTTCCGATCAATCCCTGCTCTTCAAAGAACTCAATGTTCTCCTTCACTGTCGCTTGTAGGTTCTCGGTAATGCTGGACCATATCTCATTCCAATTGTTATCAAGGAATGCATTGATCTTCATACGTCTTCTTGAAGGATCCTTTCGGATGATCTCATTGTATACCGCAGGATCGTCGATCAGCTCCTTTACGATCTTGGCCTCCATGTCCTTGCCTACAAGAGCGGAGAACTTTCTCAGACCCTGGGTCTTCTTGTTGAAGTCCTCAAGGAATTGTCCTTCTGTGTTGCCTTTGACCCCGGCAGCTATCTCGTCCTCGAGATAGTCGTACATGAGGTCCTCTACATCTTTGATCGTCTTGCCGTGTTCAATGTTGAACTTCACACCAAACTCCGTCTGCTGATCTGCAGCACGTGGCGATATGGAGATTCCGTCCATTATAGCTTGTACGTGGTTCACGACAATGTCTGACATCTTAAGACCAGGCATCTTGCTTCCCGTCTGTCCAGGAGCATCTACCTGTATTCCGGCCATGTTCACCACACTGAAGCTTTTCCTCTTGTCCCACGACGCAAGCGCAAGAGAGTTCTCCCCGAAAGGATTGTTTGCAGAGTCGTAATATGTTGACAGCTCCTTCTTACTCATGTTCTCCAATATAGTGATGTACATGTTCAGAGTAATGCTGTACTCAAGCTTTCCTTCTGCATTCTGGAACTGGAACTCAAACTCCCTGGTTCCCGTGGCCCGTTCGATCTTCGCAAGTCGATTCATTCTCGTGACACTTTTGGCCACAGACCTATCAAAGAGACTGGCCTTGATCCCGACCCTTGCTCTCGGAATACGAGAATCTTTCCCTGTGTGGTATACAGTGAATTTCGCTCCTATCTGAGTAAGGTATTCAATGAATTGACTATCTACTCCAGGCATGTCTCCTACAACGAACTTTGCACCTTTTGCCATGGCTATGGCGATACGCTCTTTTGTCACTGCTGAGATATCAGTGCCCTTCAACTTATCGTCTCTGGCAAGCATGATGATCTTATTTGTAGGCCTCCACGCCTCTACTGTATTCCCGAGGTTTCCACCTGCTCCTGCAGCATTGTTCTTAAGGCCGAATACTCTCCAGGACGTTCCTATTGAAGAGAACGACTTGTACTTACGCGGTTCTACTCGAGGAGTTCTGTCCATTTCCCCAATGAACCCGTCTGCAACCTTACGCATTGCTTTGTCTTTGCCGTCTCCCTGAATGGTTTCTTTTCCTTTTGCTTCGTGACCACCGGATACTTCAAAGTTGTTCTTAAGTACGTCATTGATGGCATGCATCAAAGCGTCTCTCAATGAACTTGAATATGTCTCATTATCAATGATCTTATTCGCGTTGTCCTTGATCTCTTCTCTGTTGGTGAAGTTGATGCCGAATTTCTCGAGCCCGTCCATTACCAGGTCCAGGTTCTTGGATCCCGTGACCTTCTTTCGAAGATCGTCAAACGTGATCATGTCGTTCTTCTTTCCTACAGGGAATGCTCCTTCTGCAGCAAATTGAATGCTTCCGTTAGGAGTAAAGCTTACGTGTCCTTCATTGACAAGAACAGCCATTCTTCTCAGATTGGAGTTCCACTCATTCTTGATGGAGCGTTGAGCTCTTTCCATACTCGGATCCAACGACCCTATACGGCCGTTCTCTGATAGAAGGGTCTGTCTGACCTCCATCATTGTCTGTCCAAACTGACCTCGGAACTGTGTACGTAGAAGCATGGTCTCTAATGCCTCTTCTCCAGTGGTAGCGTATGAGCCCAGTCGAGCAGCAACATCTTCCATCCAAGGGAACTCAGGGGCAAGGGCCTTCATTGTGTTCAGTTGATCAAGGTAGTTCAATTTTCCAGCAAGTTTGTCCTGTAGTGTTTTCAGGGTGTCGCGAAGCTCGTACACACCGTGGAGCCCGGTAGAATTCCTTACGGTCTTGTTCGGAATTGTGGCCAATAGTATCCTGATACGTCGGGACGCTCTTTCTGTCGGAGACACTTCCAAGCTCTCGCTATCCTCTTTCCAGTCTTTCGTCCTACGACCATTCTCATCCTTATCGTCTTCAGCCTCTATGGTAAGACCAAGTTGATGCATGTATGCTCTGTGCAATCGAGAAATCTCATTTCTTCTAGCGACCCCTTCTATTGGTTTGGCACCGTCTTTCTCTGGCCAGATGATCATACTACGTCGTAATAGATCCCCTCTTCCAGCGGCATCAGCCTCGTTGTAAGCGTTTCTGTAGCCGATCCACATTCTCTGGTAAGCCTCTTTGTATACTTTACCGATACGCTTACCCATGTCTGAAGAAGTGCTTACTGTGAAGTTGAGCAGTTCCTCAAATGAGATATTCGTGTTCGGATCAGTGATAACGTCAGCCACGTACGCAGACATTGTCGACATAAGGTCCTTTGAGTAGGTAGCGCTCTCCTCTCCGAGGATCATGCTACGAAGCATCGCAGTTCTCTCTGTCCAGTCTCTTTTAGGATCCGGAAGAGACTCATACATTTCTCCTTTGACGATCTTGCTGAACAGATCTTTGATGCCTCCCATTTCTGGGGATATCTCGAGACCCCTGGTCATACCGAAGCGTGCTCTGAACCAGTTCAGTATTGAGTCGAAGAATTTCTTTAACCTGGAACGGTCGTCTTCTACAGTGTCCTGGCCAAGTTTGTATTCTCCTTCCCACAGAACATATCTTCTGAATTCCTCTGCAAGCCATTCCTCCGCTTCCTTGTCGGTAAGCTTGGACATCTTCTTTTCCTTGCCCAAGTAAGTGGTTGTGCTTCCAGGTATTCTACGTACCAGGTTGTACATGTTTCCGCTTTCATACGGAGAAAGGAAGAACAGCGAAACATTGTGGAAGGTTTCGTGATACAGGGTACCTCCGACAGCCAGTCCCTTGGATATCAATATCCGGCCGAGACCATCAATGAGCCCGATGGCATCCTTACCCATGAAAGGTATGGTTCCGATGACCTCAACTATCTCCGCAGAACTCATTCCTTGGGCCCTTTTCAGCTCTTCGGCGTAAGTTTCCTTCATGTAACCCTCTCCCAGCTCCTTACCTACCTCAAGAAGAAGAGGTGCGGGCCCTGAGAACGGGTCAGTGTCTTTTTTGTCGGCAACGCTGTCCTTACTACTACTTTGCTGTGTTGGTTTATTTAAAAAATAATCTAAAGCTGTTGCATGAGAAGGTCTTCCTAAATCTTTATAGTAATAAATTGTCTTACCTTTTAGTTCAGGAACTTTAGCCAATAAAGCATTTCTGTAATCTTGCATTACATTTTTATCTCCTTTACCTTCTAACCAATCTAAAAATCTAGTAACTGATACAACAGTCTTTTCTTTTATAGCTCCATAAGGACCAAAAGGATTACCTACAGCATTATCTTCAAGAGCATCAATCATATTCTGCTCTGTCTTACCCTCAGTTCTAAATGCTACTACTGCACCAGCTTGAGGTTTTTTACCTTTAACTGTATCAATAACTACCTTACCTCCTTTAGGAGCTGTTTCAGTACCTAAATCAACCTCACTACTTTGTTGTGTTGGTTTAACACTTAACGAAGCTTTAGTATTTTCTGTATCCGGAATATCTTCCCACGGAACATCGTCAGATGTATCATCGTCAGATTTCTTCTTCTTTTTCTTTTTGAAAACGTTCTTCAGCCGTTCCTTTTCTTCGTCGGTACGATTTTCTTTACGCTTCTGCATTCTATCCATTGCCTCATCAGTGACCTCGTCATCTGATTGAATGGCGTCCTCTGCCCCTCTGGACGGAGCTTTTTTGAAGATGCTGTCTCCATCAGCAGTGCTTCCTGACGTAGGATCCGCTCCTTTACGAACTCCTCCGAGCCGTGGGCNNGCTCCACCTGGGCCTCCCCTCTTAATTCCCGCAAGAGTAATATGGTCTTCTTTTGCAAACGTAAAGTAACCTCCCAGGACACGAGGAGCATTCAATTCTCCAAGGTTTGCGATAGGCTTTACACGTGTTCTAAGTGGGGATTGCTTATCTCCTTTTCTGTCTTTCAGCAGGTACTCATTGTAGTTGTTGTAGAGCACGCTTGTGTCGGAAACAGAAAGATCAGCGTCAAGATGTATTTCTCCCCAAGGGTATTTTGATTCGCTTGACTTGGTCTTTTTGGTCATGTACCATTTAGGTCGTACATATCCGTTATTGGTAGACTGAGTAACAGAATTCTTTAATGCATCGTGATCTACCTGGTGGTATTTAGTAAGAAGGAAAGCTTTCATCGCTTCTATCTTCTTAGTATTCTCCTCGCTTTCAACCGTAAAGGTCTCAAGGTTTATAGATGTTCCTTCTGCTCCGAATGTAAAGCCTCGCTTATCGTGACTCAATCTATACGCTGGGTCCTTCCGTTTCTTAGACCCGATGTATACCATCTGGTTGAGTGTGTCCCATACATTGATCTCCGTTCCGTCAACAGGGACCGTGAATCCTTTCTTAATGCTTTCCCAGGCCTTCGCTGTATTCTTGTATACGGCAACATTTGCAGCTCTCAATGCTTTTTCCTGAAGTAGAAGATGCATCATTCTTACAATATTTTCTGCTTCAGAAGAATCCAGTAACCGGCTATGCATCGGTATCATCATGTGACGCACGTCATCATAGGCAGCGATCATACCTGCTCTCAGCATCATGCCAGGAAGATTGTTGTACGGTATCAAGGATACAGTATCCGCTTCATCCTCTGCCTCTTCCTCGCTACCCTTGGCAACCATCAAAAGAGTGTCCTTGTAAGCTGAAGAACTGTCAGTCACCCTTCCCAGGTTCTGACTTGGTTGTTCTCCGCCTTCAAGAAGTATGGTTCCCAGATGTTTTCCGTTCACCTTGAACAGTAACTGGTCCAGTCGTGGAGTTCCGTCTTCGTTTTCAACGATACTCTTTCTAAAGCTTGCCCACTCTTCTCTGATCAGCTCTTCGTCAACTCC